AAACAACTACAGCATTTCTATCTACTACACTATTTGAACCCTTCGTTCTGAAAGAAGCGTGGAGCTTAGATATCTTCGTAGACAGTTTGAATCAGGAACACATTGTATTTCGCGAGACTGACTTCGTAGACGTTAACGCAGCAAGTGCTGATGAGATAGCGGCATCCTATAACCGTCAGGCCCAATATTCCTACGCCACAAGCTTCTACGATAGCGTTACTAAGCATACCTTTCTGAGAATCTACAGCAACACCATTGGAGCTCAAGGCTCTATGAGAATTCTCGGAGGATTGGCCAATATTGCTCTAGAACCGAATGGTTTTTTATCTGATCTAGGACAGGGAAATAACACTCAATGGTCCGTCACTAAAGTAGGCAATACAGTAACTTTTGACTACACTGGCGGAGTTGAGCCGGGCGTTGAAGATCTTCAGCCTGGCGACATCTTCTTTTGCGATCTTCCAGGCAACGAGGGTAGTTTCATTATTACCCACGTGGACATTCGTACTCGCAGTTTCGTCTATGAGAATCTTCTAGCAACCCCTGGTTCATTTACTCAGACATCTAAGAAGCAAACTAAGTGGCTTCGACCTATTCCTGTTACTTCCTACGGTGTGAAGAGACGCGCACTTGTCTGGGAAACAACTACAGGCAAGTCGTCTATCGAAATGCCTGCGACTCCTCCGATCGTTTACCGGAATGCTAAAGGCGGCTTCCATATCAACGGAAGCTTCGGATTGGTCACCGAAATCCCAGACGAGACTAGCCTCACTGTTGCAGATTCACTTAACTTTCCTGAGTCTGGTCACTTCGTTATTGAACCTATCGAATCTATTACAGCTAGACTAAAAGGTGGCGTGGCTGATAAGACTGTTACTTATAACGCCCGCGGTCGAGTCATTTCAGACTTTGTTCGGTATTCCTATACAGGTCTTTCCGGAAACACACTTACTGGTATTTCGCCTCCAATTCCAGCAACTACAGGATTGAATGAGAACACCATCACCTCTTTGTCTAAGAGCGGCGGTGTACTCACTGCCACAGTAGTCAACGATTTTAGCGTTGGCGACACAATCTTCATCCAAGGAAGTTCAGGTATTCCGATTTTGACTACTACTGGGACTACTTCTTCTGGTTCATCTACTCTTAATGCCGTAGCTGATACAACAGGTGTTTCTCCTGGGCAGCTAATCTCTGGAACTGGAATTCCGGTAGGCACAAAGGTTCTTCACGTCATAGATCCAGTTACCGTTATTATGTCTCGAGCGGCAACTGCAAGTGCTACGGTAGCGCTTACCTTTAATGAGAACACTAACGGAGCGTTTGAAGTTACTTCTGCAAGTGGAACTCAGTTTACTGCTAACCAACTCGGAACAGATGGTACTGCTTCAGTTGCTGGTGTAGCTTCTAAAGAGCAGTTGAAACTTGCGCCTAATAACTTCAAAATCACCATTTTGACTTCGACTCCAGCTGCAATCACAAACATCAAGGGCCCTTACATTTGGGACCTAAATGCACCATTTACGTTGGCGGCGGACACTACATTCATTTCAGACCCGATCATCGCAGGTAAGACCTACAAATTACTACAGGTGGAAACCAACAATATGCCTGAAGGACCAGGGTATGTTGTTATAGATTACGGGCTCAATAATCAAGAGGGGCCAATCAAGTACCTTTATAAGGCCGCCGAGAACATCTTGGCCATGGACCCGTCATATACTTTTCAGCAACATCATGCAGATGGAGCTCAACTTGTTGGAGTTAGTAAGCTCGGTCCTCATTATCCTACTGGCTTTGGAAATGAGTACCCGCCGTACGCTACAAATCCGCCCGATGCTCGTCACTTACTTCAGAACTTGATTCTTTCAGTCGCGAGTGCAGGTATCTTCGTCGACTTTATCATTAGGTATCCAAATCAGCTCTATGGAACTCTGAATGTTTACGACTAAGTAGATAAGCGAACTTGTAGTACAATTAGCAGGGATATACCGCGATAATCCCAACCAAAGTCGCGGGAGGATATTAACTTGGCAGTCCTTGGACGAGTATTACTAAACTCTGCAGAACGTGTTGATCTTCCCGATCTACTCTCAATCGACTCTTATGCAGCCGGTGACTGGAAGTACTACATGCAGAGCTTGGTTGGGACGACTAAGCCTTATATTCTCGCTGGTTTCGACGTCATCAATCCCGGAAACGCTATTGGTCTTCCTACCTGTTCTTTCCGTGTTGCTAATTCAATCGTCTACTATCCTGGTTCTGCAGCGGGTCCGTTCTATTACGGTCTTCCTGAAACCAATGCAGCAGCTGCACCGTTAGTTCCGCAGCTTCGAACCAATTCAACTAACTATGTTTACTTAACACTCGGAACCTTCGAGACGGCATCTGATACTCGAGCTCTCTGGGACCCAGACCGCAACGGTGGTGCTGGCGGTGAGTTCATTCAGGACATTAATACTGAATCGGTTATTCAGGCACAGCTTAACGTATCTACCGGTTCTTTCCCTGTCAATACCGTTCCTCTCGCAATTGTCACTGTAGATGCAAGTGCAATTACTAGCATCACTGATGCTCGCGACATGATGTTTCGTCTCGGAACAGGTGGCATTGCCCCTGATCCTCTCGCAACCTTTCCTTTCCCTGAAGATCCAGCTACGGAGTATGCTCGGATAGAGCCTCCAAATACGCTATCTGTTCTTTCTGACCCTAACCCTTTCCAGGGTGGTGACAAGAACATCAAGACAATGAAGCAGTGGATGGATGCCGTAATGACCAAGCTCATGGAGATTGGCGGCACTACCTACTGGTACGAAGACACTACAACCTATTCGCTATTTAAGATTTTTCATGATGCACTCGCTACTACTTGGAAGAGCAAGGGTGCATACACTCACTCTTCCGCAACTCCTGGTCTCCTTTCTTGGTCGGAAGATATCTATGTTAAGAGTGTAACGTCTCCAAGAGACCTTGTTGTTCGGGCATCTGGTGGAAGTCCTCTTCAGATTAACAACGAACAAACTGCGTTCATCGGTCTCATCCGTGAACAGCGCATCAACTCTCTAGACAATCCAGTCTCGTTCACTAACGGTCAAACTTATGTCAATACCGTTAACGGCGGAACGGGACGGTTCGCTAATCTTCGCAAGGGTGACTGGGTCAAGAAAGCAACTGACAAAGACACTCTATTCCTACAAGTGGTGGAGTTTTACAATGCGGCGCAATCACCTGGAAATACGATCACATCTCCTACTGGTTCCACAACCAATGCAGCTGATGCTCGGTGTATCTATTTAAGTGCTGCTTATCAAGGTGTAACAAGTCAAGCAACTGGCGATCGAGCTAGTTACGATCGCGGTGAGTATCTAGTAACAGATATTCAAGTTGTGAGTCGTACAAATGATCTTCTTAACTCAACTGGCGGCGATCTACTCTGGTTTGCAACACGCTGCGATGACATTCTCGCGATTTCAAGCATCTCTGCTACTACGGTCTCTGGAACGGTCACAGTAGCTGACGGAACTGGCGCTATCGTCTCTGCATCTGCTCACGGCATGATCGACGGAGATCGGATTACAGTCACAGCCCCTCTTGCACACGCAGGAACATACACGATTGACGTAATCGACAGCAATAGCTTTACCTTTAAGACAAGCAATAACACTCTTGGTTCATTCACTGGATTTTATGGGTTAGCAACTACGACCTCGACATCTGTAAACGGCTTCCTAAAAGAATCTGCTAACCATGGACTAGAATCTGGCGAGTCTGTGACTATCGCTGGGACGTCTGGCTTCAACGGTGCTTACTTTGTTAATGTTAGGTCAGCTACGGTATTTCAATTCCCTCTAGCAGCAACACATGTCACCGAAAATACCGGCACAATGACCTTGGCTCGTCTTGACGTCCGTTCTGAAGAAGGAATCACGAAGGTGGTGCAGGGAGAAACGATCGAGATCGGTTCTGGGACGATCGTAAATATGCAGGCCTTCATCGGTATGACCGCCCTGGATCAAACGTTCCCTATCTACACTCTGCCTGGTTCTTATGGCACGTTTAACAACGGTGCGAATTACAACGGGCTCGCAACCGACAACCTCACAGCACGTGTTTCCAAAAACACTGCGATGATGATGGATAAGGCTCAGGATAAGACTATTCGGTTCATGACAAACGCTGTTGAAGCGTTCGTTGCAACTGACGTAACTCCTACTCTACAGAATATTAGCTTCACTCCGCCTTCGAGCACGATCACTATCGTTCAGCCTGGTTCACCTGGCAACGCAACATTCACTCTTCCTGATATCGGCTCACCGCTTCAATTGGCAGCTAACCAGTGTGCCTATGTCACGATCAATCGCAATGCCTCTTCATCTCCCGGCTTTACAATCGCGTCGATCGCACTAGTGCCAGTCTCTGAAAACATCTTTATCTTCGCAACCCGGCTCGCCGGTCCCGAAATCTACCTCTGGAATGGCCAAGCTGTTCTCGATACGGTTCCTCTAGCACCGTCTGACGTTCCGCTCGTTGAGTGTGACTACTTTGATCCGCTATCCACCTCGCTTCCTACAGGAACGGTAACGGTTGATAACGCCACTGTTCAAGCAAATGAGCTCGTTGTATTCGGTAATCTATCTAGCAACGCAAACCGTCTCTATAAGGCAGTTGGCGTCGGTAGCAACATCACCAGCTGGACTGCACTACATAAATTTGAAGGTAGACTCGATCCTGTCGTAGCAGACACCATCATGGTTCGTAAGGGCCAAGGCTTTGCTATCCAGATCGGTAAGTTCAACGGCACCAAATGGGTGTTCAACGATAAGGTTCGTTACTTCAACAACGCAGATTACTGGGAAGAGTCCAATCTTGTAACTGCAGCATTGGCCGACAACTCCTCAGGTCCTATCTTCACAGTAGCCTGGGCAGGTAGTGAACACATTCTGATCGATTTCTCAATCGTTCGTTCAACCGCTCGAGAGACTGGTACTATGCGCATCGTTACAGACGGTGCTCTCGCTGAAGTCTCGTCAGACAGCTCATATGTAAACGGGAACTCAGGAGTGACGTTCGTTGCGACCGTTACTGGTCCTAATCTAACGCTCACCTATTCCACGACTTCTACTGGTGCTCCAGCAGCAATGAAGTACATTGTTCGTCGATGGAGCTCGGGAGCCGGCGGGCCTGGCGGTGTTCCTTCATATTCAGGTGCTGCTCCTGTTCCGACTCCTGCAGCAGCTCCGGTTAACTCACTTCAGTTTAACTCTGGTGGTAACCTAGCCGGCAACGTAAACTTCCAAGTTGACGTGTCAGATCTAAGCGTTAGCTGGAACGGACTACGTCAGGGCATTCTATCTAGTCCAATTACTATTACCAATAACCAACCTTCATTCCTCAACTTGTTTGCGATCACTACGGCTTTCCCGTTCGCCATTGTGGAATACTCAATCACGAAGGATGGGTTTGCTCGCGTTGGGCATCTCCAAGTTGCATACGATGGCAGCAATGTTGCATGTAACGACTCTTTCGTGGAAACCGGAGCAACGGGCGTCGTCCTACAGGCCATCATTTCAGGTGGTTTCATCCAGTTCCAGTACACAAGCACAAACGGCTCAGGAAATGGTTCGTTTAAGTATGCTTGGCGTAAGTGGACCTAATGTTATAATCGAAGCATAGTGTTTTGAGGGAACGTGAACTCAAGGCGCGGCTAATGTAAGTTTCATTGTCGAGTCTGGGTTCTCTTTTGGAGAATAGCAATGGCCGACAATAGCTTTAAGATCAATAAGAGTGCAAACTTCAATCCGCAGCCCGGGCTACCCGCTAACCCGATGGACGGCGACTTCTTCTATGATGCCGTTGCACAATCATTCGTCCACTTCCATAACGGATTTTGGACCAACCTAGAATCCGTAGGAACCGTGGCAGCGATTACTGATCTAACTGCTGCGCAAATGACTCCAGCCATTGTTCGTAACTCAGTAGTCCGGATTACCGGCGTCGGAGTTTTCCCACATCTTTGTGGTCTTGCTGCAAGCTACTCGGCCAAGACAATCAGTATCTATAACGCCTCTGATCACTGGATCTCTGTTGAATACAACAGTTCAGTTGAGCCTACCGCCAACAATCGAATTCTCACTCCTACATTAGGATCGATGAACATCGTTGTGGGTGAGATTGCTACTTTCACCTACGATATTATTCAGAATCGCTGGCTCCTTGTTTCTATCAGTTCTCAGTCTGGCGCCCAAGTCCCTGCAACCATTACAAGCAATGGTCTAGTTTCTCTTCACCAAGCATCTGCGACTCCTTGGGAACCAATCGTCTTTACTGACGGTGATTACAACACTCCTACTGGTTTTGTCGGTCTCGATGCAAATCGTGCAGCATTCATTGCTCCTACACTTGGCAACACAGTAGCCCTTACTCTTACTGGTCTAGGTACTGGTGCTGCCCTTGTCGCAACGGGTGGTTCCGGTGCAGGTGCTGCAGGTGCATCAATCACCTCATTAACTTATCGAGGTGTTTCGATTCAAGGTGGTGGTTCATCTCCAGGCGTTTTCTCAATTGGTGGTGCCACAGACGGCTCTGGCGGTATTTTTACTGGCGGAGGCACCGGAGGTAAGGGTCTTGAAACAACTGGTGGTTCTACTGGTGGCGCAGGTATGCTTGCCACGGGAACGGGTATCTATGCCGCGATTGCAGCGTACGGTGCTGGTGCTCCACAGGCTGGAATTACTGAATTACAAAGTTTGTATGGTGTTGCAGCAATCTTAGCTCAAGCAGGCAGTGCTGGTGGTAACGGAATTGTAACTGCTGGAGTTGGCACTGGTTATGCCGGCATTCGGACGGTTGGCGGATCCAACGGTCATGGAATCATTGCTGATGCAGGAAGCGGTACTGGCAAGGCTGGTATTTTTAACGGTGCAGTTAACATGTCAAGTACACTTGATGTTACTGGACTTACAACTATTGGAAGTTTGGCAGTTACAGGTGTTGGTGGAATCGCAACTGCTACCGGTTTCGAAGTCGCAGCAACTACTGCGAACGTAAGTACTTCTGGCACCATGGGTTCTGCTGGAATGCTCTCCGTTGATACTGGCAACATCTTCAACGGAACTTGGACGACTACTTCAGCTTCGCTTCACTTAGGTCAAGCGAGCGGTGAAGGTATTGGTTCTAAGCGAACTGCATC